AGCTGGGATTGATAAGATAAATAAAGAATAAGGAATAATTCCCAATGAAGAAAAGCACCCTGCTTAATAAGAACTCGTTATACACGGCTATTGAACCGTCTATGAACATGTATCAGTTAGCCTACTTTGGCAACGAAACATTCAAACGAGCTTGTCGTAAAAAGCGTCCAAGCGAAGACGCTATCATCTATAATGATGTGATTCAGCACACTAGTGTAGCGCCTATTTGCCGCTATGTTGTTGACACTATTAATGATGTTGTATTCGAACCCGGCGTCAAACGTGAAGTCCTATTCGCTAGTGAAATGGGCACAATGTTGCCAAATGAAGGTCAAGATTGGGCAGAGTTATTTGAACTAGATGCTGATCTAACTAACACATCATTGAATGGCGTTATGGAAAACATTGGCGACTTGACAAGTATTTTTGGCTTCTGTTGGGTATTTGTTGATATGCCTACGCTACAACCGGGATATGAATCGTCATTGCGTCCCTATGTTGTGCCAGTATCACCACTCAACGTATGGGATTGGGAGTTTACTGAAGTTCGTGGCGTACAGATTCCAGAATATGTAAAAGTACTAGAGCGTGAAGAAACTGATTGCTACTATTTCAAAGTGTACTATCTTGGAACAAAGTCAACACCATCGTATTGGGAAACATACGAAGTAGAAAAAGGTGGTGATGCGAACGAAGATATCATGCCACTAGCGACTGGCACGTTCCCACTAGGCATGTCAATTCCCGGCTTCATCGCATACACTAAACGTGACCCACGCCGATTTGAATTAGGTATTTCAGATATTGATGTCGCAACTGATACACAACGTGAAGTATATAAGTTGGAATGTGAGGCATACAGTTCAATTCAATTTGCTCGTACCTTAATCAGAGCAGAGCCGGGCATTAAGATTCCAGCACAAGCAGGTAGTGTTGTCAGAGCATCAAAAGATCAAGTAGAAGCTATTCCAGTTGACCAACAAGATGTAGATGTGATTACACAAAAGCAAAACGATTTGTTGACTACCTTACAGAACCTTACTGGTTTAGGTGGCTTAACAAAACAATCACAAAGTGTCCAAAGTGGTGTATCTATCATTGAAGAACGCCGTCAACTACATCGTACAGCTAAAGCTAAAGCCCGACTAATGGAAGTGTGTGAAGAACAGATTTGGACATTCGCTAGTCGCTTCATGGGAGTTCGTTGGGCAGGTGAAGTTGCGTATGGTACTGACTATGAACAACATGATAGCCGCTATCGTATCGCACTAATGAAAGAAGCTAAGCAATTATTGCCAGAGAATCCTATCATCAACGGTATGATCTTAAAAGAGTTGGTAGGCTTAATGGCACCCCCACATGAGCAACAAGAGTACTTAGAGGCTATTTCATCCTTACAAGACCCTACGGTACAGATGCTTGATAGAGAAGAAGTTGGTGAAGTATACAGTCGTGATATTGGCGATCAAGTGCCAGATGATGTAGGCACACCAGAAGGTGAAGATGAGGACAGTAAAACAGATATGGAAGACAATGCTCAAGAAAGCAGTGGCTACTCTATCAACAACACTGGTCAATCGTATACTACACAGGAAGCTATCGTAGCTGGTATTGGTTTCGTAGGCGGCGGTAGATAATCTATAATTGTTTACACACAAAGAAAAAGGAGCTTATTGCTCCTTTTCTTTTTCGCTATTCATCAAATGCGGCATCACCACCTACAAGTGCCGCTAATACAATTCCTAATATCCATACAGCAAAGAACCATACACCAGTAAGGAATCCACCAATGAAAAATATTAACATTATAGATTTACCAAGAAATCTTCTAGTGCCATAAGAGCTATTACTAGCAAAATACATTAATGCGATTACAGATAAAAATATAACTGCTGGCATTATTCGTCTCCTGATTTTTCTGTTTGATTCGTTTTAAGATAACCAGTAATCAACCATAACACACCTAATACTACCAGTGCCGGACCGATACCAGCACCTCCACCTGCGGGAGTTGGAGTACATACTGTATTAGCACCTACAGGGCGGCATGTCATTGATTGTGCGGTAGCGTGAGTTATGGTGAACGCTAAGATTGTGGCTGTGATGATGGATTTCATTTTGAAAGATTCAATAAGGTTTGATAATTGTCCCATGCTATTTGTAAGGACTCGTTTGATTCGCGGAGTTTCCTATCAGATTCGTATGCTCTTTTTTCTCGCATGAATTCTGCTAGTCTTACCTTTGGCATATTAAGCGTAGCAGTTTCTAGCTTGCCTTCATCATCAAGCAATTTCTTCATCTTAGGTCTAAATGAACCGTGCGGAACATCGTAGCTGAATGTGACATCAGCGCCATATTCCTTCTGAAAATCTGTTAGTTGCTCCTGGGTAATATCTAAGTTTTGTGTCATGATTATTTTCCTTTCTTAATTAGTTTATAAACAACACCATTAACTGATGCCTTTTTGCCAAGACAACAGAGTTTTACTTTATCAAACAAGATGCCATCATCTACAATGGACTGATGTGTCTTGTAAACTTTGGTTTTCTTGCCATTAACATATGCCTGAATAAAATGCCCCTTCATAAAGCAGTTGTCGCCATGATAGCGAGTAAGCTGACCTTTACCTCCCTCAATATAACAGTGGGGACACTTAACTACTTCTTGTGGACCAGACTTAGCTTTAGCTTTAGTTTTACGTTTTATTGCGTTAGGGTTATGTTTACAATACTTACCGTGATGTGTGCCGTAAGTCTGTGAATCTACTACTTCACCGCAGTGCTCACAGATTTTATCCTTTATCCTATTCTTTGCCCCTTCACTTAGTTTCTTCTTTACATCATCACTGTGAGTTTTGCCATAGAAGCCATTGAGTTCACCGGTTACCTTGTAGCCATTCCCATACATATGATTATCAGCGCCTCTATGGGCACTTTTCTCTGCGTGTTGTTTACGTAGGTGTTCTGGTTTATTTTTCCATGTATTTTTTATTTTATTAACAATCTCTTCCTGATATTCTGGACTACGATTGATAACAGACTCTAACCATTTTCTACGCATTTCGCTTTTTGCGTCATCTGACATATTGGCTAAGCCGTCACTGACCATTTTACTGAACTTAGCTCGGTCTTTATCTGACATATTCGCAAATGCCTCTGACCTCTCAATGTATATTCTTTGTCTTTCTTCTTCAGGAATAGCATACCATGCTTCTCGCATTTTCCCTGCGTGATCTAGTGCCTTAGCTCGTTCTCGCGCTTCCTCACGGAACTCTTCTCGTCTAATTATTTTCTTATCGTCTTGGCATTTATTTGGATCAACAGTAGAATATAACCGTTCGATCTCTTCACGTAGTTGTTTTGCTGTCATCTTTAGCATATTATGCCTCCTGTTTCAATAATGAGTACCAACGAGTTTTGTAGTCAAAGTTAGATCGACTCTTTGCTTTTGCCATATCTTTCCACAACTTCTGCTTTACCATACGAACACTCTTGTCTTTTAGTTTTTCCCAGTTGTCAAATAACCATGTGAGAATTTCATTTTTATCTTCATCTGTAGCATCTGGAAGAATATTTTCATTAAGAATAAGATCGGCGATCCATCCCCAATATTGGTTTTTGCTCATATAGAGGTCTTCGTATGAGAATCGTGAGTATAGTGCCGCCCGATCTTCAAGTTTATTGATTATTGATTCTGATTTGCCTGCTTTTTTTGCCGCTTCCACATCAGCATCACAAGACAGCGCATGGTTCATTGTGAAAATGAATTTAACTCTGCCATATAATGGAATAACCATACCGACTTCTTCTTTTTTGCGAAAATTGTCAATAGCTTCTCGCTCGAACGGTTCTGCCATTTTGTATTGTGCGCCCAAACTCTGACCGTAGACAATTTTATCTGATGATTCTTCTTCTAGGGCGATCTTTAGGGTATCAACAAAGTCGCCTTCGAACATTGAGGACACATCATCGCAATAGACAACTACTTTAGGCAATTCCTCAGCATCAAAGTCTTGACCCTCTACCATATCACTTGTTGGATATCCTGCTTTGTAAAGAGTCACGGCGATTTTTTTAATCATATTCCATCGTGAGATGTTGCCTTCAATATGGCAAAGAATAATGTCTCGCTTATCGGCTTCGCGCAATACCATATAAGTTTTACCTACGCCAGCTTGCCCCCTTAGATACATGTGGCGATCAAAGTCATCAAAGAACTCTGTTACTTTATCTTCAAATAGCTGGCGGCAAAGTGCGCCGATAGGGATATATTGAGCCAGATGTGCTGGCAGTTTTGTGTTTTTCATTTTGTAGTCTCCTCAGACTGGTTATGGTGAATCTTCATTATTCACCGGGTTAATCATGTGGACTATCCATCACGATAAAGATAATTATACGATATTTTACATTTTCAGTCAATACAGCAAAAGTATTACTCTGCTAAAATATTTAAGATTTCATATTGTTCGGCTATTTCTCGCTCTTTCGCCATGTCGTTTAGTCCAAGCATAGTTTTGAAATCATACTCAATGTCAGCAACAGAATGTTTGAAGAATTTATCTGCCTCGTCGTTGCGATTGATTTTGAATAGATAGTAACCAGTAAAATCATTTGTATCAAACTCTAAATGGGCGCAATCTAAGTTGTCTTTCAAATATTCCATGAGATTGTGTATACTACCCTGCTCTAAAGGAACTACTCTGCGATTAACAATTTTAGTATTATTGTAAATGGATTCGACAATCTTATTTGTAGGCAACCAACAAAATGAGTTAAATCCTCGCTCACTGGCTTCTTTGATATAAAGATAGCTGGTTGTTTCAACAACGGTAAGGTTGAGATTAGCTGCCGCACGACAATAGTTCTCATAAACAGTATAGTTGATATTCATAGTAGTTCCTTAGTGAGTTTCAATACAAGTATTGTAACAGATTCTGATGTTTGTGTCAAATATGGTGTTGTTATTACGCAACTTCCGCATGTAGGCACTCCTATTTTACATCCCCCTATGTTCGACAAGAATAGTATATCATCGCCTCTAACTTCCTGTCAATACAGCAAAAGTATTCATTTTATCTATTGTAGATAAATAATATGGTGAGCAATCACTAACTTCGGCGTCAACCGTACCTGACAGAAAGCAAAAAATGGACGAAAATATCGTTAACACAATCGCTGACAGTGCTCAGCAACAAGTAAATCAATCAATGGATGGTTCTCAAAGTCAAGACCAATCTCAACAACAAGTAAACCCAGCACAAATTCGTAAGAGTACTCAACAATCAATGTTGAAAGCGGCATCAAACGCTACTGGCATGGAATTTCAAAGTATGGAAGACCTACTCTCTACGATGGCTCGTATGAACCAGCAAATTCAGCAACTACAAGGTTCACAGCAAAGTCAACCACAATCTCAACAACAAGATGACGGTGGCAAAAAGCGAGTAACAGGCAATGACCTACAAGACCAAATCTTAGCAATGAAGCAAGAGATGGAAGCTAAGGAAAAGCGCCTACGTGAAAAAGAACTAAACGACAACATTCGTATGGCAATGGGTGATCGTTTCGACGGTGATCTTATTGACTATACAATCAACAAAGTTCGTGAAGGCTTAGTTGAGCAAGATGGTGAATTCATCGTTGTTGATAGTAAGAATCGTCAGCGTTATACACAAGACGGCAACCCAATGACTGTTCGTGACCTAATCGAAGAGTTGGCACGTAACAATCCTAAATTACTACGTCAAGCACCACAACAAGGTGGCAGTGGATTACGTCCGCAGAGCGGCTTTGATGGCGCACCGGGTGATGGTGAGTTTGTACCTGATTACACTAAAGACCCAGCGGCTTTTGCTAGTTGGGCAAGCAAGCGTGGTCTAGGTAAAGGCACCGGATTGAAAGGCGTTACAGCATCAGTCTATAACTCTACAAACATCTCTAAGAAGTTCTAAGAGTATTTGCCCCTTTATTGGGGCATTTATCTTTGTCTAGTTCTAATACAAATAGATAAAGATAAATACAAATACACGGTGACTCCGTATCGTCAAAACTCGGTGAAACCGTTATCTTCAACACAAGCAAACTATTTCTAACGGTGGAGTCACTGTAGAAATCTCTTTTTAATTTTTATATCTAAGGATAAATCATGGCTTATATTTTAGGCGGAAGCTCTGGCGAATCCAATGGCTTTGAGAAAGCTATTGCTGGTTTCGCTCTACGTGCAGTTCACGAATCACAAGGTTTGGTCAATATGACTTCAGTTGTTACTCCAACACAGGGTAACCAATTTGAAATCCCATCATTCGCACCAATCACATATCAAGACTACAACCCAGCTGGTACTGGTGGTACAGTCTCTGGTGATGCTAGTGAACAAAACCCAGCAATCACACAACACTCTATCACAGCTACTCCAGCAGTTGCTGCCACAGCGTTTGATATTTTCTACGGATGGACTACATCATTCCAACTAGCTGCTACTCTAGGTAGTGAACTAGGTGATTCATATGCTGAGAAAGTTGACCAGCGTGTTGCTGCCGCTTTCACCGCATTCAAAGCAACTCCAGGCAATACAAACTACAGTGCTTCAGTTGACGGCTTCACACGTGCTAGTGCTCTAGGCGCTATGGAACTACGTGCTAGTGGCGCTACTGGTGGTACAGCTACTGCTGGCTTCACATCAGCAACAGTTATGGAACTAATCCGTAACGTTAAGCAAAACTGGAAACGTGCTCGTCTACCAGGTGCTCCAGTTGTTGTTCTAGATGGTGACTACTCTTATGCTCGTCTATTAGGCGAACTAACTGGTGGTGCTGTTAACAACAACCTATCTGACATGGGTAACGAGTTGCTATCTACTGGCGCTATTCAAAACATCTATGGCGTAACAGTAATGTTCACAACATTCCTACCAACAGCTTCACGTGCTGTTGCTGGTGGTGCCGCTGAGAACGTTCTTGTTGGTGCTTACTTCGACTCAAGTGCTATCTACACTGTTCTAAAGAACGGTCTAGAGATCAAAATGGGTGAAAAAATTGGCGGCTTGCAACAATGGTTGACCGGCATTGCTTACTTCGGTAGTGGCGTTGGTGATGGTCGTCGTGGTG